AAACCAGTTATTCCACACCACACCTCGGTCCCAGTGTATTACCATACACAGGCTGCGGCGGTCGCTGAGAATATCTTATTGGTTCCATTCTGTCTCGATACTGCTAAGCTCCAACCAACGGGTTCGCTCAACTTCAGTAGACTCGATTCCGCGAGACTTGTTTCCGATAGTACGGCGTTCGCTCATACTATCTACGCCGTCAACTACAACATCCTCCGTGTCGAAAATGGTATGGGTGGTTTGATGTACTCGAACTAATTTAATTTTTATAGCCACTTAATATAAATGTTCTGGCAAATAGTTTTTATCGCAGCTTTTATATTTATAATTACTTACGATCCCAAATCCGGAACTTTGAATCATCTCGTCGACTCCAAACAACAAGAACCAGCTCAAAATGCTGAGTGTAAGGAAGGACATTACCAGGAGATTCAATTTGCTCAAATGGGGTATGATTGCCCAAAAGAAAATGCAGTTCAAATGGGTGCGATTATACATACTTAAAAAATTCACACTACATTTTAATATTATATAATGTTTACCTTTGATCGAGATACTATTACAATAGTAGCCGTAATTGTCTGTATTGTTGCCACTGCATATATGTACCGGGAACTCAAAAAAACGAACGAAGAGATGGAAGGTGTCAAGGGATTTAATGGAAAACTTGTTTCATTTTTATCCAGGCCCAGACCATCCCCTTTTGAAGAACCAGAGTCTGAAAAAGGAAACACGTTACAAACCCAAGTGGAAGAGAAAAATCAAGAAAATCAAGAATCCGAGGAAGATTCATCAGAATAATCATCTCCTACAATTATAACTTGCTAATGAGCAATGAAAAAATACAAGGCTATTGCAATACCTGTAACGTTTACGGGTGATAAACCAAAGTTTCTGACTGTCCGAGACCGACGATTCAAAGATTGGATTTTCGTTACCGGAGGGTGCAGGCGTAGAGAAATAGTAAATCCGATACGATGTGCTTTAAGAGAACTAGAAGAGGAAACAAGAGGAGTTATTTCCCTTAAAAAAGGTCAGTATTCAGATTTCAAATTTGTAGTTAAAGAAAGTCCAGGCGTTGATTTAGAATACAACGTCTTTATATTTTTCGTAGATTATACACCGCAACAACAATCCGATCTCATCAAGAAATTCAACGATGAGAAACAAAAAACAAACCTTAAAAAAATACAAAAACAACCATATAAACGAACTTACGATGAAAATGATTTTATGAATTTTGAAACGTTAACAGAATTCAATACAAAAAAGCAATGGGATAGAATAGTTAAAAACGTTCTTAATAACCCAGAATTTTATGCATGCATAACTTCTCTCAATAGAAAAACCTTCTCTATTAAATAATGAAGTCTAAAGCTTACATACTTTCACAAATTTCACATCTTCTCGTTGAACGACATGGTTATACACAGGAAAAGGCAGATAGGTACGCAGAATTACACAAAGATGACAAAGTTTATGAACTTCTTGTTTTAAAAAAGAATTTATCAGAACAGGAAGAGTATCCAGAAATATCTTACAGAAAATCAATTTGGAGACATCACTACGATAGTGATTAAATCAATATAAAAAAATAAAACCACTACTTGGTAAGTAACCATGTTTAAATCATGGTGTAAAGAACAGGGGTTCTGGAACAGTACCAATGTATCACATGTGCTTATGGACGGCGGTGTCCTTTCAGTGCCATTTGATAGATTGAATGATTTTTATACTAAATATGTAGATTCCTATAATTCGGGCGAAAAAATATTCGTTGTCGAACAAAAAACTGAAAATTATAACTTTTTCTTGGATATCGATTATAAGGACGAAGATGAGATTGGATTTTCAGAACTCGAAAACTATTGCAAGATAATTTGCGAACGAGTTAAAAAAATGGGTGGTAAAGAAGCACTCATTTCCGTAGCTAAACCAAAAAAAGTAGGCCATCTAGTTAAAACAGGGATTCATATAAATTGGCCCGATTTTGTCGTAAATCAATCATCCGCTTTAGCAATAAGAGAAAATCTTGTAAGGATAATGAACGAGTATTACGGATCGAGAAATTGGAACGATATAATCGATGAATCGGTTTATGGAAGTTTACAAAGAAAGGCTAAGGGAAGTGGTTTTCGTATGCCATGGTCTCACAAAAAGGGTAAACACGAAGAGTGTTCCGGGAAAGGGTGTGCCGAATGCAATCATACAGGTAAAGTAACTCAAAGTGAATATTTACCGATATTTATATACAGGTACGGACCATTTCAATTACTCGAAACTATAAACGGTCAGGTCGCAGATGTTAAAATAATGAACATGGCAACTCTACGCACGGAAAGAGACGATCCCGTAATAATAGAAAGTAAATACTCAAAAAAACCAGAAGGTTCTTTTACAGCAGCACAGATAAAAAACGAGTTCAAAGACCAGGAGGCTATTAGTCTCGTTGAAGAATTTGTAAGAAAATATTTAGAAGGTCAAAATACAGCAAGAATAACAAAAATATACGAAAGTAATAAACATTTTCTCGTTTCAACAAGTTCACACTACTGTGAAAATAAAAAGTGTAACCATAATTCCAATCACGTGTGGTTTCACATAATAGGAGATACTATAGCACAAAAGTGTTTTTCTACTACTGACATATTAAGACACTTTGGATTTTGTAAAGACTTCACGGGTAAACGACACCAACTTCCTTCCAAAATTACGAATATATTATACAAAGACGGTAAAATAGAAAAGTATAAACCAAACAATACCGTTAAAAAAACAGAGCCTATCGATTTTGAACAGGCTATAGAATTATTGAATGTTTTCATAAACAAAAACGTTTTCAAAAACAAAAACCTTAAAGTAAACAAGGTAGAAAAGAAAAATACAAAAAAACACATTGTTTTTACATCGTACTCGTGTGAAAAATGTATAAGTAATGTAAATTTTGAAATAGAAAATAAATTACTTATTCAAAAATGTAAATGTAAATCACCACCTAAACACATATTGACCAATAAAATATTACAATCTTTGTAAACAGCGTGTTAATGAGTAAAATACTTAAAAGAAATGTGTTAATACTATTTAAAACATATGTCTGCTGTAAGTCGAAGAACACGCTCGGGAAGATTATCAAAAGCACCAGAAAGATTAGAATTATTTGAAGAGGTAGAAGATGACTATAAGGAAGATGAATACGATACAGACGTTGATCTTCTTCAAACGGACGACGAAGATGATATATGTACAGATGAAGAATCTTCTTCTGAATACGATTCAGATGAAGATGAAAATGGAAATTTAAAAGGATTTGTCGTTGACGATGATGATGACGATGCCGATTATTCAGGGGAAGAGGAGGAAGAGGAATATTCGGATAGTGAGTAATATCAAGCTTAAAAAAAAGAATTTAATCTATATAAATGGAAGCCGAAGTTGGAACACCAATTGAATATAACCCAGAAGAGTTTTTAAACAAGGATAACGACTTACATGAACAGGAGCCAGAGAATAACGAACAATATTACGCTCCACCACAACCACCAATCTACGCACAACAACCAATACTACACCAAGAAAAACCTGATATATTTGCAAATTTAGACAAAACAGGGTACATTATAATATTTGTTGCATTTTTACTGGGATTTTTCATGGGTAAAACCATGCAACCAGTTATTCTTAGACCTGGATAGGTTTACCTTCTATCCAATACACACTCGAAGGTGTTTGTTGACCCATAAAATCACCAATCTCCCCATATGATGATTCAGTAAAATACGATCGACTCGTAACTAGTGGATCATCAAATGTATTTTTCATAACTTCGGAAGCAGTTACTTCGTCGTTATTTGTAGCACTTTTAGAATCACCGGATGTTTTTTCAGGTTTATTTTTTTGCTTATAATACAATCTTAAAAATAAAGTTAATACACATATCAAAATAAGAATGGTGATTATGTTCAATATAATACTCAACATACTTACATTTACGTAACAAAATTAATTTAGTCTTGTTTGTTTTCTTTATCATCGGACGTTACTTCCTCTTCACCCCCATCTTCACTTTCCTTGACCTGAGCGTCCGTAGAATTTTCAACAACGGCTTTGTCAGCACTTTCCTTCATTTCCTTTTCTTCTTTCTCAATTTGTTCCTTAAGATCAGCCTCACGCTTAAGTCGAACTGCTTCCATTTCTTTCGCGACAATCTCATCAGCTTCCTTAACCAAATCTTCCATATCCGCATCTGGTTTTTCCTTTTGAAGACGTTCCAAAACTTCACCCGGGTGACTTACGGGAGCTTCATCGGGTTTTGTATAAAACTTGGAGTTTTCATCACCACCCTTAAAGTACGTATCGGTACCTGGTGCCTTAACAGCCATCATATCCGTTTTACGTTGTGCAAACATAGCAGCGGCTTGGGCTTGATTTTCCTTGTACCCCACCATAAGTTCTTCGAGCTTTTCATCCGAATAATGTACGTCTTCAATTTGAAGCGGATCAGGTGGAATCAATAACCATTTATACATATCAACAACATAAATATCAAACGTTGCATCTTCCTTTTGAAGACGTTTTGCATGTGCAGCCGCTTCATCACGTGAATTAAACGCGCCTCTAATCTTAATCCCAAATTTATCATTCTTTTGTGGTGCTTCTGGTCCTACTACTGAAAGACAGGCATAAAGTTGACCCGGTACGGTCGTGTAATCTTGTTCAAGAGATGTCATTGTTTATATATACTTGTATATACTTAAAACTTTAAGTATACTAATAAATAATGTACTGGAAAAACCAACCTGTAAAAAAAGAAGAAAACAATTGTATTAAGGGCGAAATAGATTCATCCGAGAACCTTAAACTCGAAAAGAACATTTTACCGGATGGTTACGAGTGGGATTCGTGTTATTTAGAAGAATTATGTATGTTTCTTAAAAAATATTATATACGGGATTCACATTACGCGTTCGATTACCCACTCGAATTGTTAAGATTAGCAATCGATGAAAAATTCGTTATATCTATACGCAATTCAGAAACCAAAATCATGCACGGATGCATTACGGGCGTTCCATCCATGGTAAACGTAAATGGAACATCACTAAAGATGATCCAAATAAACTTTTTGTGTGTAGATAACGATTCAAGGTCAAAAGGGTTTGCACCTTTACTCATAAACGAAATATCGCGTCGCGCTCGAGAATATAACATAAGACAGGCTATATACACTATAGTTAAACGCGTATCCCCACCGTTAACGGAAGTAAGGTATTGGCACAGACTTATAAACGTAAAAAAACTAAATTCTATAGGGTTTTCAAAAGCAAGCAAAATACCAAATTTAGTATTGGGATCATCGAGTTTTAGGGAAATGACTAAAAAGGATATTCCACGTGTTACACGAATGTTACAAAAACACCTTCGTCAATTTAAATTGTACCTCGAAATCGATGAAAAATACGTCGAAAACTGGTTATTACCACGTAAAGATGTTATGTATTCCTATATAAGTGATACTACCGATCAGTTTCTTTCGTTTTATAGTATACCTTACGTACACGTAGAATCTGGGAGTGTAGTAAAACAGGCATACACGTTTTATAACGTAGGAAGCTGTTTGAAAGATGCGATAATAATGGCGCGTAATAGAGGTTTCGACGTTTACAATTGTACAAATATAAGTGTAAGCGAAGAAGAACTCGTTATGAATAGATTTATGAGAGGTACGGGTACGAATAATTATTACTTGTATAATTGGAATGTCGATGAAAAAATAACACCCAAGGATATTGGATTTACATTAGTTTAAGGTTTCCATCTGAGAAACGATGGTAAAGCGACTAAACAACCGAGTAATATGGCAGTGTCTATGAAAAGAACTCTATTTTTGATTTCGGGACACCAATTCTTATACTTGACGATCTGATCCGAATCTTGAGGTTTTATCCAATGGTAAAACATGGCGAGGTACGTAGGTCCGAGGTTACGTTTACACGCGTACCAGTGGTCGTAATAGGCGAGTGCTATGTACGGAAAATATAAGAGTCCTAAAAGGACCCACTTGTTTCTATGAGGTAAAAACCAGTACCCACCTGATAACGCTAACGTAAGCACTATACACTTCCAGTTTGCAACAGGTTGGGTATCGTCACACTTCTTATCTTCGATTTCCATTTCCATTTCCATTGTTATTGCTATTTCTAAGATATTCTGAGATAAAATTTTGAGTAAGTCTATACATATTTGCATTAGTTTGATTTTTTATAATTTGTAATTCCTTTAATTGACCTAACGATTCATCTTGTAATTCCAAAAAATGAACTATCGCTGCAGTTGTGCGTTTTCCATCTTTAGCCAATCTATTTACATTGTTTTTCTTTTTCTGAGACACTGCCCTATCAAATTCACGTCTTATTCTTTTTTCTCTGCGCTGTAACTCTTCAATTAATTTGAATCGTTCGGAAATAACTTTTGATACATCTTTAATAAGTTTATCAACACGATTAATTTTATTTTTATAGTCTTTAATGTTTTTCGCGTTTCTCCGAAATATATTATTTACCATTTCTATAAACTAAGAAAATTTTAATATTTTTCAGATCAAAAAAAATAATAACTTTTTTTAAAACTCATATTATAAAACGATCACCCGAAGTGGATCCGGGTTTACTAAAAACTCAAACATTACTTTTATTTTTATTTTATACTTTTTTACTATTGGTTTAAAATAGACATACTAATTAGACTACGTTTTTTCATAATTATAAAAATAATAGTATTTTTCTCACTTTTTGTAAACTCCGATCCACTATTGAGTTGAATATATAGATAACATATAGATATACTCTCTCTATAATCACAATATGTACTTAAAACTATATCTATATAAATATAAAGTATACATTAAATCATAATAAAAAAAATATTAATGTATAATAAATGATTCCCAGTGTAAGTTCATCGAGTTGCAGTTTATTATGCTGTTGTTTAATGATGATGGCTTTACGTCGTTAGATTAAAAAATGAACCTAAGTTAAAAAATTTATTAGTAAGAATATAAAAGTAACAATGGTACCTGAATCTTACATAAAAAAGAACGAAGAAATAAAAGCGGTTCGTGAGTTAGAAGAACCTTTAAATAGGGACGTGGTCGAACATGTTCTACGATTTGTAAAGCCTTACATATCATTAAATGAATTTAATGAAGAAGATCACGTTGAATATTGGTTTAAATTGGGTCGCGAGACTAACAATTTACGTATGTGGAGATTTGCATGCACGAAAATAATGCAGAAATCTTTTGGTTTATCGCATAAAAATAATCGTGAATTAGACAAAATGGGTGAATCTCCGTTTAGTTCATTAAAGAATAATTTGGAAGAGTATATGGTAAAAAATTTAAAAGATTGGGAAAATATAAATATTTACAAAAAAATTGGTAAAGGTGGTTATATGGATATGTTTTACGGTGGTAATAATGACGATTTT